AGCTGCAAGAACGATAACTTGACCTGCATCATCATCATCTCGGTTGATAGTAATGCTATCAGCCTGATTGTTGAATGTGCCTTTGTATTTATCGGTAGAGCGTTGTGCGATTGGGTTAGAAGTAACAACAACAAATGCCTGTCCACCTGCCGTCCAATCAGTTACCTGACCGATAGCGGTGTAAGTCAATGATGGATAGCCATTAGTGGCATCAGCATCAAATTGTGTTGGAAGAGTTGCCGAAATACTTATCGTAGTCTCGGCTAGAGTTTGTACTGCGTTAGGCATAAATCACCTCGTTATGAATGCTAAATATGTTATCGAAACTACGATGGTATACCAAGACTGTTCAACTATACCAGTTTGGCGGTTTACTGAGCGTATTGTCGCAGATTGCGAAGAATATGCAACGGTACTCCCAATTGGGTAATGTGCCATGATTGCTTCGGCTTTTGTTTTTGCCGCAATCGCTCCTGTTTCTACAGGATAGCGCAAAATAATTCTAAAGAGACCTGACGTTTCATTCATATCAGCAAGTGTCAGCGCATCTATTTGATTCGGTAAATTAATAAGTTCAGCGTACTCAGTACCAGATACAGGAGTGTAAGGCATATTTTCATGACTAATAGACAGCCCAAAATTACCGTCTATGTAAGATTGAAGAAACGCTTGATCGATTTTAATACTCATCGCGTTTCTTGCCGCACTATTGTTTCAATTCTTGCCATGTTTTTTGCCACCATGCCATCCTTCTGTTCATAAACACCGACATAAGGCACGTTGTTGGTCAAATAAGTTATTGTTCCAACGCCTATGTTTTGTGACATTTCGGTCACTGTAATTTGCCCTGCTCTATCGTTTCTTGTTGTTACTGTCTTTATTGGAGAACCTTGACTACACTGCCAATTTCCTCTCATTCGACCAGTATCAACTCTTGTATCTAAAATAACCCCTTTAAACAGTGAGAATTGAATGGCTCTAGCAGCTTCATCAATAGTTGACTGCGTTTTTTTTGCCCATGATGCGATATTAACTTTTGCCATTATCTTCTAGCCTGTACAAAATAAACCAAAGCAATACCTGCAGGTTTGGATTCTGTAACCGAAACAATCGACCAATCTTCGCTTTCTATACTTATTTTGTCTGTCGTTAATGGCTGTATGGTTTTATCTAAAATAATTAATCTATCACTTGATAAAATACGAGCACCATCTACAAGCTCGTTAGCGTACCTCTGCACGATTGTTTTGGGACTATAGGTAACCGTAGTGCCTGTAACGATTGCGCCTGTCACAGGGTTTATAGAGCCTCCTGTGGTGCGTTTGATAGTAGCGACTGCCCCAAACTTGCTTAATAGCTTTGAAGCAGTTGCCGCCATGTTATTATAAAACGTAGCACTCATTAGCCCATCACCAGAGGTATAGTCGCTCCGTTACTTATCATCAAAGCCGCCAATAATGTCTGACTCCTAGACCTTCTTGCAATTCTCTGACTATCACTGAGTGCATATTCAACCTCTACAGCACCAACAACAACTTCTTTTTTTACACCAACTGAACCAGATTGACTTAGATTGTATAAATCTTCACCTGCATTTATGTCTAACGCTAAAGACATCTGGCATTGTTTGACCAAAGTAGGTATTTCGTTACTTTGCCAAGAAAAATTTTGTATATCTGTTAATCCGTTTCGTGGATACGATAATGGTTGGTATCTTTTTACCATATCGCCCATTAATTGAGATTCTTTTGTGGCTATATACTGAGCGGCAGATATTAATTGCACCCTGAAAGTATCAGTATCGGTTACAGTAATACCAAGGTCACTGGCATAAGATATATATTCAGCCGCAGTGACGTAGGTATTGGCATCAGTGACTATTGCGCCAGTTTCAACAATGAGAGTTGCCATTATCTTTTCCTTGATGTTTTCTTAGCAATTTTTTTAGGCTGACTCGATACTTTTTTGCCTTTTGCTAAGTCTTCTCGTTTCTTTCTGTTTGTTGCGCCTAGCTCTTGTGGGCTTAACGCTTCCCTAGCTTTCTTTGGTAAATACCTTTCACCTGTTGCTTTCTTGCCTTGCGTTGAGTTCTTACCTGAACCTGTACCCCAATCTTGTTTTGTCCATTTTGTAAGACTTTTTGCAGCTTTTGTTTTAGCAGTTGTATAACCACCACCTGCTTTTTCGTATTCTTTAGCTAATAATTGAGCTTTTCTAGCACTCCATTGCCCTGCTGATCCACCTTTTGAACTTCTCATTACTTTGTTCTTCAGTTTTTCCCGAAGACTAGGCTTATCATACGGACTTTTCGCCATTACTTACCCCAACTTTTTCGCGCAGTATTCTTTGCGCTATTAGATAGACCATTATAATGAAACAGTTTTTTTGACGATTTAGTCATAGTCTTACCTGTCATGACAGTTCCATCTGAGTGTTTATGCGTACCGCCGTTATAAGGCTTCCCATCTTTGGAATAGTGCATTACGCCTTTAGCCATTACTTACCTCTGGGTTTACGTTTCTTTTTTCCTTTGTTATACATTACCACTTCTCCTTGTTTGACCAATATGCTGCAGACATTTTGCCTTTCGCAATGTTTTTAGCATGACGCGCTTTGAAAGATGCTCGTCGTGCGGTGTTTGCTTTTGATTCGTTTTCTCTTCGTGGAGAACCAGATACACCTTGCTGACCAAATCTAATTGTCTTTATTTTATCGCCTTCTTTGGCAACAACAACATGACTTTTGGTTGGATGTTTTGGAGTGCGTTTAGCTTGGTTGTATTTATCCAAACCTAAACGAGTTAATCGTGGGTCTTTTGCCATAAAAACCTCGGTAGGAAAAGGGGGCGTTTCCACCCCCTTCAATCTTACTCACCTAATAGGACAGCGGCAAAGTCTGGCTTCCAAACTTTGTATCCGTACAAACAAGCAACATCAAACATCGCTTTGTTGTAGCCCTTATATGCGGCAACTTCGAAGACCATACCAGACACATCGTCTTGTACTGTGAGTCTATCAGTCGCAGCATCGCCACCGTTAGGCTGTGCCATCGCACGCATACCAACCTCAACTGCGGCCCGATGGAAGGCAACATTTCGTGCTCCACCATCCAGTACAGTAATTGCAGTTGCTGATGCGGCTATCGCTACTCGAAGACCCGGTGCGCCTATTTCAACAGTGCCGCCACCAGATACGTCAGCGTCCCCACTAGTAACAACGTACTTGTTAGTATCGCCAGCAATAGTAATGACATCACCGACAACAATAGTACCAGTACCTGCAGAGGCCAATGTAAGAGTAGTTGCGCCAATCGCGTAACCTGCGTCATTAGTAGTTGCATTTGCACCAGTTCCCTTAGTGACGCTTGCGATACCTGCAGACTCTTTGATCATCATGCCTTGCAGATCAAGCAAAGTACCTTGTCGTAGCAATTCATCACTACCTGCTTGATTCGCAGAAGTTAATGAAGCTAACTGACGCAATCGTGTACCTGCGTGGCTGTTCATTACGATAGTAGATTGACCATCGTTAACAGGACATCCATTATCGGCAAGGATTTGTCGCAAGTGTGCAACGTCATTGAAGTTACTACCGAAAGGAGCTGTACCTGCTGTGCCATGTGCGCGTGATGCGTACTTAGCAACGTCAGCCGCTACTTCGCTTTCGATTTGATTTGAGATTGCTCTCATTGCTTGCTTGATTTGGTCACCATAAATGGTTTCAAAACCAGAGCCATTATTGACGTGCTTGATGTCTTCGCCTGTCCACGGAATCTTGACCGAAGCAGTTTGCGATAGTGTCATTACTTTACTATCCACTGTTTGGTCAACGCCTTCTGGGATAGTCATTGACGGTGTTACTGTTGTGACAGCTTGCGAACGAGTTGCGAATGAGCGAATTGTATCGCCTTGTGCGGCTCTTTCTGTAGCGTCTGAGTTGATTGTTGCTGACGGAATAACGCCTACAAGTTCACGACCAACGATGTCTGCCGCTTTGTAGATGTCTGCCGCTAAGTCAGTTAGAACATTAGCCATGAGTAGTTACCTTCTAGTCATCTTTAATTTTACCGCCGCTTTGGACGAATTGTTTTCGTTGCGATTGGTTCATTTTATTAAAATCTCCACGAACCACCTCATTGATACTAGCCCCACTAGTCTCATTGCCACCTGTACGCCCTGCGCCGTTGGCTTTTGTCCCAACTATGAGCGGAGCAAATGCCACGCTATTTTGGAATTCTGCTTTTAGCTCATCAATCGTCATTGCTGATGGCTTTCCATCTTTGTCCAGTACAACCGTTACAGGTTGACCATCTCTAAAATCTGCCTTCAATCGCATCTGTAAATGTGGCAACAATACATCCGATGACCCTTGTACAGCTATTTCTTGGGCTATCTTCAGTGCAGTTTGACCGCTTGTAAGATTAACGATAGTGCTAGACATTTTAGCCAACTCTTCGTTTAACTCTTTTTCGCGCGTCGAATACTTTTCTTGCCAACTTTTATCTAATGCTTCTGTATCATTGCCTTTCTTTGCTGCTTCAAGTCGAGCAATCTCGGCTTCTTCTGCCGCTTCTTTTGCTTTTTTTGATGCCGCCTTTTTTTCGGCTAACAATTCTTCAACTTTATTTTTTAAACCTGTGAGGTCTTCATTCACTGGCTTTGGTATTCCATCTACTTTCAACTGATACCCTGTATCGGTTTGCTCGTATAAGCCTTGCAAAGTTTCGTCAATACCTTCTAAAGTTTCTACAGTAAAATTTATCATTTGATCACCCTGTGATTATTAAGCCCTGCTTATGATTCGGTAATTGTAACTTGCAAAAAATTAATGTCAATGCTATGTAAGATTCGCTTTTTCGAAGGCTGTCGGCTCAATCTCTTTCATTTGCTGTAAAGTCATTGGCTTAAAATTCTTGCCGAGCTGTAATTCAGCAAACTTTTCTGACGATAATCCACCACGCCTTAGTAACGTGCCTTTTGTTTTGCCTATCGCATTGTTTTGAAAACTAGCAGGTTGCTTTTTTAGCCACCCATAATACGTTTGATCAGCAGCTACTGATGTGACTCCACCTTCGCCTCGTGCTGATCTGGTTGCTCCTTGCTCTAAAGATTTAAATCGCCGATCAAGCACTGGAGCCATTGTGCTTCGGCAATTCGGATGTATTGGCGGTCTTGGTCCTTTATCAACTGGATATACCGTACCATCAAGACTTCTACACGTTGCCGATGTACGACTGTCTAATGTACTCACCCATTGAACGCCTTTAATAATATCAGAGTTATCTTGCCAAACCTGTTCTCTAGCTTGTACGGCGGCGTGCTGTAACGCTGTACGTGTAATCGTTTTTGCTGTGCTGTTCACCTGATACAGAATGCCATTAGTGTACTTTTGCGCTCTTGTCCCTCGTATATTTTGTAAAATTTGATTTGTACTTTGCCCTTCGTAATAACCTGCTGAGATAGCACCTGCAACTCTATCTAAGGTTTTCTTTGACATATCTTTGATAAATGGCTTTAAAAGTTTTCCGTTGTCAGCACCAACCATTGTGAGTGGGTTATTAAATACAGCAAACTCAAGTGCGGCGGCAGTCGGAATATTGAAATCAGTTTGTATAATTTGACCTAACGATTTACGCTCAAAACCAGATTCGTAATCAGCAAGGTCTATAGCTTGCGATGAAACTTCCGAAGTGAAATCATTAGCTAAAATATTGAGGTCTGACCGCACTGAAAATAATAACTGATTAAGTCTATCTCTACTGAACGTAGTTAAATCACGCCCTGCCAATCGACCAGTTATTGTGGTGTTTAAACTTTTTAAAAACTCATCTGCTTTGTTAGCTTCACCAGTTTTAAGCCTTTCGAGATACACTTGATGACGAGTTGCAATATCAATCAACTCTTCTGGTGCTTGAGCCATTAGTCTTCCTCAAGGTCAGGCATACTTTCTTGCATACCAATCTCGTCTTGATAATCTTCTAAGCTTTTTTCATTATCAACAAGACCATGTTTCTTTTTCCAAGCATACAGATCACTGATAGGCAGAACGCCTTGTAAAAATGACGCGACCATCGCAGTCAACATTTGTGGCGTGGTTTCTGGCTCTATGAAGTCCTGACTGATGACATATTTGTATTCAGCCTCTCCGCTGACACCCATGAATTGCCCTGCCATGTCTAGGGCTACGGAATACGCTTCGGAAACGTTGTGTGCTATTAGGGAGAGAACCGAATGCTGTGCCATCAACTCGCCGTCAACTTGTGAGGCAGTTTTCGCAACTGAACCTGTTTGCATATACATCGCACCAAGCCCAATCATCATGTTAATTTTGTCATTCATTGCTTCACGCGCCAACATATTGGGGCTTGCTTGAGCAAAATCAAAAACTTCACCGCTCGGCACACCGATTAACCTGCCAGAACCAATTCGCATATTGTTTTCTTTCATCAAGTCTATAGTTTCTTGGTTCAAGCCCGACATCCACGGTTGCACTTGACCTACGGTAAAAACTGAATCTTCGTAAATTGCGGAATTGTTTAAATGTCCTACGTTTATTTTTGAAAGATCATACATCGGTGGGTGATCTACGTGCGAGGTATTACATTCAGAACCTACAAAAACAAAAGGAATGTAGTCAAGAGAACTGCCAGAGCCATCTTTTGGAGTTGTCTTTGAATATAGTGTCCATTCTTTTTTGTCATTTAATCGCCATTCTTTTTGCTCATACACTCCATCAGTCAAGCATAACTCAATAATTAGCTCTACAGATTGGTATTCGTAGCCGTCCATTGACTCATTTACACTGCTTGTTAATGTAATCAGTACAGGCTGTAACTTAGACCCAACTCTTTTTAGTTGCCAGTTTATAATTTGCCGAGCATCGAATCGTGTAATCGTGGCAAAAATGTTTTGATTATTTATATCTGCTCGTGAAACTTCACCTTGTGTGGTTGGAAAATCAACTAATAAGCCGCTTCTGCCGATTCTTAAAACATCACGAACCACATCTTGTGATTGCTGATAAATAGAAGCGCCTGCACCATCAACATCATAGTTAACGTACGATAATTCATCGGGAACAGTAATTGCAGGTGTCTTTGCAAACGCTTTGCCAATTAATCCCCTGCTTGTATAGCCTGCTACTGCAGAGAACACTGCACGTTTTTTAAAGGTTTTATTTCTTTCGACGTTTTCTTGAGAAGTATCAAGTCTATCTAACTCTACTATATATTTATCAAGATTTTTAGAATCACAGATGTCGTTAATCAGATTCCACTTTTCAATATTTTCGGTGTACTTTTGATTTTTTGAATCAATGCTCATCGCGCCATACCTATATCTGTTACCACGACAGGTCTACCCAGTGACCATTTGCGGTGTAAGAAGTAACCTACAGCATCGACCCAGTCATCTATTGCAGGATGTTCGCTAAACTTTTCCGGTGCACCTTTCACGTAACCTTGCGACTCTATCGCATCAGTTAAGTTTGGGCATTTGTCTGTATTTATCAATAGCCGATCGTGGCTCAATAAGCCATTTACCGCATTAACTCTATCTCGTATGAGCGGATTGGCATTTGGACAATCCACAGCATAACCATTAGATCGTATTATATCAATATCTGAACCAGTTGCGTTAGTCGTTCCACTTTTGCCCGATGCGTCAGGGTAGCAAGTAATTTTTCGCCCTTTTTGCTCATACTTACTAAGTCGTAGGCAAAAATCCCTCGTATCTACGCAAACAAATTCATCAACGACGATCGGGTTATTGTTCTCAATCAAGCAAATAAGCACACAACATCCACCAATGTTAAAGTCTATGCCAACGTGTACCATCTGATCTTGATCAGTTAACTCTCTGTTTGTGTGATGCTTTTCTCGTTTAAAAAAATGATAAACCTTATTGGCCGACAGACTTACAAATTCACCTTTTAAGAATAAATCAGCAAGTACTGGATCATAGTTGTCTAATATTTGTTGTATGTAGCCTTCTGGTAAAAAAGGGTTCGAGGCAGTAGGTGATTTTATGACACTATAGCCATCTTGTAATGATTTTACCCATTTTTGATATACGAAACCGCTGTATCCCTGATCTGGTGTAGTTACACATCCAATAGTATTACCTGCGGCGTAGGTTGTTTTTTGTCTGTTTCTTTCTGTTATTTTTCGCCAAACAAGAGCCGCTTTGTCTTTCGGTAAAGTATCAAGCTCATCAACGATACTATGCGCTACCTCATACGCAACGATTCTTTCTGGTCTATCATATGATCTAAGAATGACCATTCCGTAGCCATGAATAGCAATCGTATACTCTGCGCGGTTGGTTTTATACCCTAGACCTAATTCTTCAAGTTCTTCTTCAAAGCCAGTTAATGCGCGTAGTCGCAACAGGTCATAAGTCGGCATATAGTAACCGCCATTCGTACTTGGGTCTGACAACATCAAACAAATTAGTCTCGATATACCTGCTTTGGTTTTACCACTACCCAATCCCCCGACGAGCGCAGGGTATTTTGATTCGCTACAAACGAATTCTTCTTGGGGTTCAGTCAGGGACAGTTGCACGTACGATCTGTATTACATTATCTGTGCTTGTAGATATAGTGGTGGAGTCTTGTTCTTTCCAACCTGCTTGTGTTTTTAGATAAAATATCGCCGCTGTGGTATTACCGTTTTGCGCTTGATTGACTAAATTACCTGCCACACTCGCAATAGCTTTACCTTTGCCTTTTTTATAAGCATCAGAAACTTCGGGCTGACGCTCCTCGATGGCGCGAAAAGTTGTTTCAGAAATGCCGTAATAATCAGCCAATTGTGCTTTTGTTAATACAGCAGCAAGTCGCTCGACCATTATAATTTGCTCTTGATCAAATGTTACTGGCGGTCTTCCTCCACCTTCGCCTTGGTTTCCTTTTTTCATTTGGAATCCTTCGAAGAAGAATGGAGCGTGATGGTAGGCGTTGCACCTCCGCTTTCTAACTGGTCGCTAGAATTAGCCTGCTTATCACGCTTAGGGTAAGGTTTAGCTAGTTGCATTATAGTGCTTTTCATTTGCTTGTCTAATGGCATTAAATAGCAGTGTTTGCCTTTTGTTATAAAAACTTCTGCATTTGGATCTAAATGTTGTCTAACAGCATTGATATTTTGTTTTATGCCTTTCGAATGTACTGATTTTGGGTGTACTTTTTTCCCATGAATTAAAAATGCTCCCATTGTTCCTGCATTTTTTAATCCTGAATATACCCAGTTAGTCGCTTGATATATTCCACCATGATGATTTTGATCTGCATCTGCATAGCTTACGATAAGCCGCAAACCTTCATTGCTTTGTTTTAAAAACTTAATTGCAAAAGCCATAATTTTGCTAACTGGCGTTTTATGATGAGTTAATGCAATCCGCACAAGTTCGCAACCTTCATCAGCATTCAAATTATATGGTCTAAGCATATTATTGTTAGCTCCTCGACCGAAAATGACTACACCTATAAACTTTCCATCTTCCCAAGCACCTACCTTAACAAGTTTGCCAACAGGAATTACCTTGCTGTAGTGCCAGTTTTCACATGCATACCTTGCAGCTTCATGACTTGCCCAATCTATTTTTAAACTAACCTTTGACATATTCTAATTTAGCGAATCTATCGCCCCAGAATGATTTCTCACTTTTTAACATTTCTTCCCAAGTTCTATTTTGCATATCAATCGACACCATTTTTCTTCCATCTTGGAGAACAGTGTTATACGCAGTGCAACCATTGCTCGTCGTTTTGCTTTCAAACCTATTTAGAATATTTTTATTTTTTTGCTCAAAATCTAAACTCATCATACACCTCTCATATCGAATTCTTTTCCGCAGTGTGGGCAATTAATATATTTAGGGTCTAATTGATCTAATTTTCCTTGATCATCTTCGCTTGCAGGGTCAAAGTCTGCCGTCTGCGTCAAAGCATTTATTTCATTACTGTCGAAACCAATAACGTCTACATTGAAATTTATATCCAACAAATCTTGAAACTCTAGCTTCAACATATCAATGTTCCAATCTGCATTTAGCGCAAGTTTATTGTCTGCAATCACATAAGCTTTAACTTGTGCCTTTGTTAATCCTTTTAATTTTATTGTAGGTATTTGATCTAATGAAAGAAGTTCAGCCGCCATAACACGACCATGACCTGCGATAATGGTTTCATTTTCGTCAATTAATACAGGATTAGTGAAGCCAAATTCACTGATAGAAGCAGCAATTTGTTTTACTTGGAATTCAGAATGGGTACGAGAATTGTTGATGTAGGGTATTAATTTGTTGGTATTTATGTATTCAATTTTTAGCACAATCACCCCCAGTGATGCGTTTAGCCTCTAGCTGAGGGTGATGTTACCAGTTTTTTTCTGTTATGCAACATTATCGATAATCGCAAGCCTTGCTCTAGATCGCCTACCGACTCTAACGGAATCAAACTCATATATAAGATTAGAATCAAGCAACTCTTTAACTCGTGGTGTCACACTATTGATTTGCCAACCAAGTTCTTCTGCTATTTGATGCCGTGTTATTTTTTTCTTGCGCATTATGACACGCATTACAGTACGTCTAGACAAAGGCAATGTTTCTATAATTTCTTTATAAGCCATCAGTGAATTATTGTGCATGGTCATCTCCTTATTCGTGGAAGTAAGCGTTTTTTATATCTTCTCCATATCCCAAAATCTCTGCTTTCGCAAAGGCCCTGAAAATCTTTAGGTAAGCTGTTCTTAATTGACAGACATAATGATCGTCTAGACAGTCAACAAACTGCATCAATAAATTGTCAAGTTCGTCATAGGTATCAGACTCATAGTCTTGAGCGTACGTTATAGCGTTTTCTAAAAAATGCCTGTTAGTTGATTTCATGTGTCGCCAAGTTATATCAAGCACTTCTGGCTGTGGGTCTACCTCTTCGCCTTTAACCAATGCAGGTAAGTGCTGTCGCAGTATCTGTGTAATTTCGAGGCTCATAATCTGTACTCAGGTTTGCAAACTGATTCGAAAATTTCTCGATAGTCAGGATGCCCATTTTTATTGTGATGCCACAATACTACGTTTTCGCAGTATCGCTTTTCGGCATCTTTGGCAATTTGTAATTCAGACGGCATACCGTTTAATTGCGCAATAAAGTAAATAGAAGATAAAATCGCAAATGTAAAAAATATTTTCATGCTTACTCTCCAGTTGTGTAATCGTTAATAAATTCATCAATTGGTTTTTTACACATTCTTTGCTCTAATCGCTGATAACCGCCTTCATTATCAAATTCATTGCGAACTCGCCAACATTGAACTTCTCTTTTGGCAGTGTCTATGTCGTAGTAATATTCAGTGTCACCATGTGCTTCATGCCCTGCTGTTATATGCGCTCCGTCATTGTTTCTTATAAAATTCTCAACACTTAACCGACCTCCCTTGCTCATTGATGCCTTAAATTTTTCGGACGCTCCACTTGGGTAATTATCGTGATGCACATATATGCAAACATCTGAACCTGCTAAGTAATTATTTGTAAAATTATAAGTTGCTCGTGTTGCCATGTTGTTTCTCCTAGTATTTTTTTATTAAGTGAAAATTATATGATTTTATGCGTCAAATGTAAAGTTTTTGTTTAATTATTTAAACGTGTTTTTAACTCCAATTTGAACTGAGTCAACAAACATTCAATTTCACTTTCAGTAACGTAATACTTCTCATGGATATACTGACTGTCCTCGAGTGTGTGAATGATCTGCTGTAATGAGGAGCGAACCATATCGTTGAGTAATCGTTCTGACTCATCGCTAGGTTTGCATTCGGTGTGATACGGCTCGGTTGAATATTGATTACAGGCTAGGCAGTTCATAGCGTTTCTCCGTCATAAAGTAACTTCTCAACCCGATGATATTTAGCAAGTGAAGGCAACAAAGGAACAACAAACTTTTCAGCATATTCTTCTTCAGTTAAAACCGTCAAACCGCTTTCAATAGATAAATAGCAAGCCCCATTTGTATCTACGATGTCAAAATTAAATTTATTCATTGATGTTTCTCCTTTTTGTTTAGAGCCTCCCGAAGGAGGCGTTGTGCTTAGGATAGTTCAGCTTGGTGTATCACACGGAGCTTGTTGCATCGGGTCCAAAACATCTTGCCGCCTGCAGTTATTCTAGGATCGTCTTTCCAATGATCCTCGAGGTAATCAATGTGAGCGCGGTTGTCTAAATCGCCAATAAAAAGACCAAGGACATCCACATCAACCAGTGTTGATGGTTTTACTTTTTTGGATAAAAGAGCATCCAGAAAATCAATGTAACGCTGACGCAAGTTTTCTTCCTCTGATATATTATCCGCACACTCGATGAACTGATCAACTTCGCCATAAGCATAGTCGTTGAAAGAAAACCTAATTCCGAATTTAACTTGAGTCATAATCTTTCTCCTGTATGGTGGTTGATGGCCCCCGAAGGGGGCAGTTGGTTTACTTGGCTTTTTTACCATTTATTGTTATGGCTGATGCAGTTTCTATTTCTTGCGCTTTGATGCCTTTAACGTGCCATTCGCTTCTGGCTATAGCCATGAATGTTTTTTCACCGCCATGGGTGCAGAACCATTCCTCAGCATCAGCATTTCTGTTAAGTGTGATTATATCGCCTTGTCGTATGAACATATTTATTTACCTTTTTAGTTAATGTTGGGGACATGATATACCTTTCCCATGCATTGTCAAAGGTTTTTTTACAAATATATAAGTTTTTTTGTCATTTTAATGTAAGTGTATGTTTTTATTATAGAAAAAATATCAATTATTTTCGTAAATTGTCTTTAAAAGCTTGAATTTTTTGCTGTAAATCTCAATTTTAGGACTTCTTTGCTCTCCGCATTGTGTGTCAAAAGCGTAGATTTTGGCATCGTCTATCGCCCATTCTTTGCGATGATGTTCACTTAAATTCGTATGATTGCCATCGTGGTCATATTTGCACACCATCCAGCAATTCCATTCTTCGCACCAATCAACAACAACTTTCGCCCAGATCATTTTTTTTTCTTTATTCACCTGCACCTCCAACACTGAGTGGCGAATATTTCGTTAAAGACAACATCAAGCTGCTGTGCTGTCAAATGTGCATCAACAATAATCTTGATGTCAGGGAAGAAGTTAAACTGTACTGATGAAGAGTAAAGTCCAAACACTTCTTTGGCAGAATCCCACAAATACGTTTTGGTATTCTGGGTTTTTGCTATGTTAATAGTTTTCATGTTTTTCTCTTTTCTGGGTTGAAGCCCCCCGAAGGGGGCGGTTGATTTAGCCCTCTAGCTCTTTCATTTCTTTCAGTATCAATACAGCTTCTGCCCTACACTGTGCGCGATTTTCAAAAATATCGCTTTCAATTAAAACGCCTGCCCATTTATGTTCTGCAGACATATAGCCTGCACTATCGCTAGAAATTTTAATATCTGCAGTTTTCCAATAATTCATATTTATTTACCTTTTTAAATGAATGTAGGGACATGATATACCCTTTCCACTCAATGTAAAGGTTTTTTTTACAAATATCTTATTTATTTTACACTTTATTGCTAAGTCATTGTTTTATATAAAGTTAAATATTCAACTTTTTTCGCATTTCTGCGATTCTTTTGCGTATTTCTTCGGGTGACAAAGGGTCTACAGTCGGTTTCACATGGAACAAATGATGGCTTTTATGGCTTACGGTCAGACGGCATATGTTCCTAAAATGAGGCAAAGTAAGGAAATCGAGATGGTCTTGGCAAGCTCTGATGCCATCAAGATATTCTTGTTCAGTAAAGTCTTTAGTCAGTGACCGATGCCAAACTTTCATCTCTGTACTCCCGACAGGATCAGTGACTTTTTTCATCGCTTGTAAGATTCGCCAACCCTTCGCCATAGTTTCTAGTGAGATATTCTCTGAGTTTTTGGTCTGCTTGTTCTGATTTTGTGAGTCGTTCAACCTGTTGATAAGCTTCTTTGGAGACTTCATCGTCGAATCGTTCATTTTTCAAGTACCTCTCTACTGCTTGAAAGTTAGGAGCGAATTGCCCTGCGGAGCGTAATTTCATTTTAGAATCTGCTTGTCGTTGATAGCTTTTAATAATGTAGTTAACATCATCTGCATCAATTTGCATTTTCTGGAATATCTTATAAGCTTTAATTTTTGAGCCTTTTTCGCCAAGACTCGAATCGAAAGAGTCCCATAACTTTTGAAATTCTTTAGTGTATTTAGTTCTATTCATGTAACCTCCTGTTAAATTTTCTTTTTTGTTTGTAAAGAATATCTTTAAACTGCGCACGATCAACCTTAAAGGCGTTACACGCTTTTTTTTCTATGACGCTGACTGATTACAGTGTATCGAATATAGTCTCTATGCAACTGCGTTAAGCATTATCAGTTGCGGCTTGTTCGCTCACAAGTATCGCCGTCTCTTGGGTTTAATTTTTCCCAAGCCTAAGCCCACTGTATCAGTGTCGGTGATTTGCTCAGATGTAAAGAAATGGTAGAATAGCCCTTGTCGGGTATTCGCTTACAACCTCCCTCACATCGGATTTTAGGCTTCCCCAAGCCACCGACCCTTAGATTACATCAGAATCCCATCTTAAAGTAAACCTTCCACGTATCAATGTTTTTGTTTACATTTGTAAAATATTTTTATATCATTGTGAAACAAATTAAAACTATAGGAGAAAAGCATGGAAACAAGTAATGAGGTAAATGAGTTAGCTGAAGCATTGTCAAAAATGCAAGGTGAGTTAGGCAAAGCAGAAAAGAGTGGTAAGGGTAATTATGGCAAACACGCAAAGATCGAAGATGTCATAACTGCCTGCAGAGTTCCTTTGGCAAACAATGATTTGAGCGTGGTTCAAGTCCCACGGAGTGCTGAGAACGGCATTAGTCTAGAAACCCGAATCATGCACAAAAGCGGACAGTGGCTACAAGATGAACTGACCATGGCTATAACGACAAAGGCAACGCCGCATGAATATGGGAAACTGATTACTTACATGAGGCGATATGCATTAGCCGCTATTTTGGCAGTTGCGCAAGAAGATGATGATGCACAGTCGATGCAAGTCACTACAGAAAAACAAAATAGTGACAAGCCCATAGATAAGACCCGCGTTAAAGCGATTCAAGATTTGCTCGATAATGATTTAGAAAGGATAAGCAAATTTATGCAGATTTGTGGTGTAAATAATTTGAGTGAAATTATGCAATCAGACTACAAGAAACGCATTGACCAAATTAATGCATCTAATAAAAAACGTACGGAGGATAAGTAATGGGAAAAGTAATAGATGCCAAAGAACGCTTTACAGATAGTCAAAAAAAGAATGATACTAGTAAAGAAAATGATTACGAAGTTAGTAGTGCAACAATAGCCATGAAAATGATGCAAGAATTAAACAGCTATTTTATGCCAAAAGGAGAAGACTATGAAAGATGAGTGCCCAGTAAGTATCGACGAATTGCGACATGATGCTAAAGAACATCAAGTAACAATAGAAGAAGACCCCGATGTAGATTTACGAGAACCTGCGTTGGGCATGAGTGAAAAAACACAAAAACAATTTGATTGCATCCAAGCCCTTGTAGATGATTGGCGTGAAGAAGGCACCGACCCTTATTTATTAGGATGTGCGTTTTTTTTCTACATGAATCAAGAATTGAGTCTTCAACTTCGTGACATTAAGACTGAATTAACATGATTATTTTGGATTGCGAACAAGGCTCGGAAGAATGGTTCAAAGCGCGGTTAGGTGTACCAAGCGCAAGTAATTTTCATCGAGTCATAACGCCAACAGGAAAGCTATCTTCTCAACTTGATAGTTATGTGAATACTCTGGCTAGTGAAATTATTACTGGTCAGCAGTATTCGAGCTTTGCGAGCGATGCAATGTTACGTGGACAAGAGCTTGAACCTATAGCTAAGAATAACTTTTCTTTTCTAGAAAGTGTAAAGGTTGAAGAAG